TCTCTGCATACTCTTCAACATCATATGAAATGACATTTATTGTTGAATCAGAACCTTCAACAATCTCGCCATCAACAGACCCAATATCACCTGTTAGAATGTCCGAAGGAGGTCCATTCATAAATGAAAGAGCGTAACGTTTATTATTTGATTGTAGATAGTGCGTATAAAGATCACTTAATGGCTCAGCAAGAGAGAAAACTTCAAACTGACCATAATATTTCGTGGCTGTAGAACTACTAAAAAAAAGTAATGTAAGGAATAAGAAAGTTCGCATTTTTTTATAAATTAAACACACATTTTTGTTTAAATGCGTTCAAATACCATAAGAGTGCAAATAATTCCCTTTTTAATGGATGGAGGAAATCTGGATTAAATCACAATGTAATCTATTTGTGAAGTGTTCTTTGAGATTGTTATGGATGGCGGTATGGACTTGTGTTGTAAGGTATGGAAGAAGAAAAGTCATATTCTTGAAATCGAACTTGTCATGTGTAATGAGTGCCTTGTATTCTTGTTCGTAAAAGGCTTCTAGGCAATGTTGTAGTCATGTGTTTTCAGCCTTTTTGCCACGGTTGTCTCTAGTACCCATTGCTTTCATGGCATACAGGATGAACTGTTCATCGATGTCAGGCAAAGGATGACGTTCATGGTAGAGCTTGAGGCAATATAAGCGAATAAGCTGATAGGTCTGTGTCACAATATCATTGATGATATCACAAGATCATTGATGATGGGTTGAATCTTTTGATAATTTGTTAGAATAGACTTGAGAGCATTTGATAGTGCGATGGGAAGATTGATCGATCTTTGAATGATCGAGTTCTTACAAAAGCATATCATAAGCAAATATAAAGGACATCATATTGGAGTCATCGCAATCCAGAAGTCAAACGAGCCATATAGCTGTTCCTTATCAGCATTTCACCAATGCAATAGAGATGATGTTAAACAAGATTAGTAAGGAGAAAAGTCTAACGTACGAGGAGATCTCTGCATCGGTTGAGAAGACGCTCCAGAACCTAATCCTTTGAAAGGAAAGAGGTCTTTACCAAACGACCTTCAACTAGGGAAAGACTTCCAAAGAAGTACCTATAATTCGGCGTTTTAAATGTTCAAAGGTGTAAAAACTTTTGTAAAATACAAATTGTGGTTTGTGAAAAAATAAAAATAATTTACAATGATTTCTGTCAATTCAGATGCTATTTTTTATATCATTGATGATCTTGTATTTTTTCCCAACTGTTATTTTAAAGTTTTCCTTTTCTGTATCATCAACAGATATGGTACGAAGCATTCGGTTCTCGGGGACAGCAATTAACGATGACTCTTTTGCTAACACCATGTTGGCAAACGTTCCACAGTAGTGTTTGCCTTTGAATACAAACACATTATCTCCTTCAATTGATGCTACATCGAAATGTTCAACGTAGAACGCTCTCACAAACAAGTCACATTCAGGAAACTCGTTCTCATCACATATGCTAATGTTTTGTGATGACAATTTGATAAACTGCGAACACAACAACATCACCTTGTTCAATCATCCAATCTTCTACAGCATTTGATGATCTTTTACGTTTAGATATCGGTGAAGTATATGATGGTCCAGACACAGAACGATTAATCAGCTCTTGTTTAAGTATTGGAATCAGCTGTTTGCTTGCTTCCACCATAGCCTGAAGAAGGTTCAGACAAAGCTGCTTCGGAATAGCAATACGGTTATGATAAGATGCTCGGTCCCATGATAAATGAGTGAACCTGTTAGTTACAGGGTTAATCATTCCACCTGCACATGAAGCAGCACCAGGACATGTACGTGGTGTAAATAGGTTGTGAGCAATTGACAATGAGAATGCAAAACGTGTACTTTTTTTCAGTTCACCACCATATACACAATAATCAACATCATGTGTCAATGTGAACTTTTCTTTTGAGAAATCTTGATTCCACAATGAACCAGTAGCGGGATTCTCCAAACACCACACGACACTATATCTCTCCATAAGCGAAACAGCTTTTTCTACCAACTTCATGGCATCACATATGACTTCATCGGATTTTGAACCCGTTGTATTCATACGTGAAAACGCGTTACATGCATAATGATGAAATATCCATCACGTACAAGTTCATCCATCTTAGTGATAAACACAGATCCTTCATTAGCTTCCAATATATCCATGTGAAATGTTGGTTCAAAATCTGCATGGTTGTCCAAGGTAATAACATGTTTAATGGCAGGGAAATGATGTATATATGAAGACATCGATCCTGTTCCTTTAAACAGTTCAACAAAAACTATTTTGTCCTGACTTATAAGCTTGCATGGTGTTTTTAGAACATCATACAAGCTAGTAAGGTGTTTAATGTCCGACATTTTGGTTTAGGTTAGTTCCAGTGTGTTATATTAGAAAGTATGTGTTTGTCAAATTTCATTAAAAAATATTGCAATATTTAAGAAATTTTTACACAGCGACAATATTCCATTTGTACCCTTTAAAAACATCTCCTGATTTACTAGCTTTATTTATGCTCTTGTGGCAACACTTGTATTGATTACATATGTCTTGAATACAGTGATATGTTTCTAATACTTTATTTGTTATTGGATCGATCCGTTGTACATTCTTTGAACATGTCATCATACGCTTAGGTTCTGGTAACGAACCTTTAAAACTTTGTTTTAAATCATCTGTACAAGTGTCATACATCATCCAATAATATCCATTCTTAAGAGTCCCTGTTGTAACTCCCATTGATATTTGACAGTTGTGTACATTTGTCTCTTTTTCCGCATCTCGCTGACTTGCAAATACGTTTATGATGTGAGTTTTATCTTTATCTACTTGAGCAATTAAACCTGTGTTACGCGATGGTTCATTATCTTCTTGTGTAAGAGGAAGTGTCGAAGGAAGCGAGACATCTTCACCATCCGTGTAATACCATCTGAAATTTGCAAAAATAGTATTTTTATTACTGGCATTACGAATATGATAGTCATGAAATTGTGCATTTTTTAGTGAACGAGCAGCTTGACGAAGACTATTAAATACATTTATGGGTTTGGTGAGGTCAGATGGGTCATATTGATAAACACATCTTTGGCGAAATTTACAAATTTCCTCATCATCAGATTCGCTTTCAGTAGTTTCATGCACAAATGTTTCTTTAGAAAGAAGGTCAATCAATTGTTTCTTAACAAAATCATCAGTTGATCCTTGGATTGTCTCAAGAAGTTTCGTGCGATATTTGATTTTTTCAATTTCAAGCCTTTCCGTTGGACTGAGTCCATTAAAATTATTAATATTCTTTTTTATGATCTTTATTAGAGCATCATATGAAAATTTAGGACTAATGCGAATTGTTTCAGTGGCGGTCACACGATGTTCTGAAATTTGTTTATGTTTCAATATGAATTGCTCAAATGCATGAGGTCGTGCACACGGAAAAACATCAATCAAGACACACTCATTGTATTCCTGACGATGTGATATTACTCGTTGATTGATGTCATCCGTCTCACCTATTTTAATGATGAAATTATGGTCGTCAGCTTCTTGGACCTTGAGAATGTATACAAGTGGTGTGTTTTTATGTTTTTCAATAAGTTTAGCTTGGATATCAACTTCTTTTTGTCTCTTGAGATCACACTCGATTTTTTTTTTTTCAGTTTCTAAGGCTTGCAAAGTTGTTTGGTGTTTATCTTCGATATACTTGAAAAATATAGATTCCATTTTTGAATAATAACGTCTAGTTTGCTTACCTTTTGGGGTGTTCGACATCATACACAGTGCCTTGAATGTTTCCACGTTCATCATGATTTTTTCTTTCGGTCTGCCACCTAAAGGCTTATCCTCCCGCAAGAGGAGAACCTTATAATCTTCATTTTCGCTAAAATTTCTTGATAGTAATCGTTTAACATTATCTATTCTTGTGAATCCAAGCCATTCCCATATAATATCCAAATCCACAACGAATTTAGTAAGGTCATTTCCATACATTAAATACAGTTGAAAATTCGTAATGAACATTTCTTTATTCTCACAATCTAATGTTTGTGATATCATGTTTGTAAGACTTTCATCTAAAGAAAATGAAATAATTGATACATTGGTCGTCATTTTTTATAAAATCATATATTCAAACCTTTAAATAGTTTTATGATGTACTTTGTTGTTAACAAACGTGGTTGAAGTTCAATTTGAACTTGAGGTTTTCCTCCAAAGTGTTGAGCAAGATTATTCATCGTTATCAATGAAATAACTAAAAAGAAATAACTAGAAGATCAAAGCAATTGTGCGTCTAATTGCTGTAGGCAAGGCCCGATCTTTGATCGGCATTCATGCTTTCACATGAACACGGAGTACACCTTATGGACTTCGTCGATGTTGTCAGCATCTCAGTCCCCATTTCCATCTACTCTCTGAACCTTCTCCATAGTCCATGACGTTGAACTTTAGGAGCTTGGCTGCGGATTGCCCAATCCTTTGCGTTGTTCCCATACCCGACGGTATTACCGTGGCCAGTTGAAGCTTTCGCAGCAACCTTGGGAGCAAAGGCTCTAAGGGGTTTCCCGCAATTTGGAAATGTTGCAGTGGAAAGTCCACTACTAGCTGGTTATATACACCCCACAGATGCCATCCTGTGGAATGTGCAATTCATTACACTGTTTACCCGACAAGGTTTGAATTGCAACCTTGACGGCAGCCAACTGTTATGGGCAGCCTTATTACGTTTACCCATGCCAGACATGATACGAAGCACGTTGTAAGAGACAGCATAAATGCGTACCTTGGCAGAGCCACCGGACACAGTGCGGGAGCTTAGAGTTAGTTGCAAGGTAGCATTATCAATACGAGAGAAGTTGCAAGTGCCAGAGGGTTGGTGCTCCTCGGGGCGCAGAGCGAAGGAGTACACGTTGACACCGCAGCTTGGCACGTTTTCGTGGTGTTGGTAGGGTTGAACCAAGTTGAAGTATTTTCCATCACGTTCGGAGAACCTATCGTGACCATTGAGTTGTAGTAGAGCACGAGACACAGGGTTAACACCGTTCTCGAAAGACACAGGCACATACACATTGTTAGCACCACCAGCAGCAACACCAGGCATGGCACCAGCTTGGCGATCAGTGCCATCGGGGGCAACAGTAGAACCGTTGGATAGAGCGAATGCTCCACCAGACACACCAGCAGCAGCAGTGTAAGTGTAGTCGTAGTCATCGGTGTAGTTGAACCATTGTTTGCCCCAAGGAGCAGAGTCAGACACGTTCAGGTCGCGCTGCACAACCCAAATTAATTCTTTGGTTGGGTGATTGAAGTTCAGCTTGAACTTGTTGTTAGTGTTGGAGGTGGATTCATCACCGGTGAATTGGAGTTGTTCGATCAGGTATTCATGGGATACTTGAGCGAAGCGGCGGCGTTCGTCAGTGTCAAGGTAGACATAGTCGACGAACAGAGAGCAAGTTAGGGAGGGAATGGTGACACCAGACATAGTGGTGGTGGGAACACCGCCGGAGACAGTGCCGGACCAGTAGCAGTTCTTGGCATCGTTTAGCTCCAGGTTGATCTTCACTTCGTGATATTGAAGAGCAATGAGGGGCAGGGCTAGGCCGGGATTACGGTTCCAGAAGAACTCTAGAGGAACATATAGGGTGTCACCAGACACGGTAACGCCAGTGGTAGCAGATGGGGTGGTTAGGTAGGGGCTGTTACCAACCATGGTAGCATAACCGATTTGGTGACCGGCAGTCTGAGTTAGTTCGTTCCAGATGTGGATCCAGTCGCCGTAGTGCTTGTCAATGCGTTGACCACCGATTTCTAGCTCGACGGATTTGATCAGGCAGTGACCGACCCAGTTCAACCAGCGGAAAGAGGTGCCGGAAGCAACAGTGACATCGGGTAGTTGCACACGTAGGTATGCACGGTGGATCAGATCACCATTACGGGAAATGGTGCAGGTAACCTTCTTGGACCAATCGGCAGAGCCGTTGAAGGTTTGCTCAATAGATTCCAGAGCAAAGTTAGTATGTCTGCGATAAATGACCTTGAAGACTTACTACCTCTACTTTTCAATAGAGGATTCGACTATATCTTAAGCACTAAGAATCTTAGTACCCACTGCCATTTAGTCTGTGAACGGCACTCATATTGATATTGATGTAAGATAATTTGAAGCCAACTCGAGTTTTTCATGAAGTGAAAGTTTAGAAGATGTAAAATATTTGTTTGCCAGTACAGAGTGGTTCACAATAGCATAACATTCATTCACATAATGCGAATGACGCGGCTTTATATACACCATGTACATAGGGAGTAACTTTTACGATGTGCAATGACAACCTTTTGCTTGTGGTCTTGACTAAAATGTTTACCATAAAAATGATGTTTCTCGCCACGTTTAGCATCATATATTTTACTTTTTACTTCATTTGTTTGTTGGAGGGAGATGTCATGCAATAAATTATTCCAGTATCAAGATGGATAAAACCTTACAATCAAAGTTTCAACTTAGAGCTTGGCTGCGGATTGCCCATTTTAAGTATGTTGTTGCAGTGACAACATACTCTCATTCGAAAGACTTATAACCATACCCCAGTTCTTTTCTCTGGGCCAGCGTATTCTTTCGAAAACGCTTTGGTATCTATCGACTTTAGGGTGTTCCCGCAATTTGACAGTGTCGCGACCATGACGGTCACTAGCAGTAATGGTTGCTGGTCAGGCTAGTAAGGAACCACTTACAGGTTTGTGATGTGATTATTCCCGTTTTCACATCCCGACTGCTTTTCAACCCCCTTCTTTTAAATCTCAAAGAGTTGAGGTGATTTGAGGATTACCGGTTAGGTAAACGTCTTGTGCGCCATCAGTACGTCTTTCAAGTTTCCTTGAAAGCTGGACTATACCTTAAGCTATCACCGAGAAACTGGGATTTCTCTCAAGCCCATCCATTGTAGTCTCTGAACCTTCATCTTGAATATTATACCCAAATATAAACAAGATGCTTGGCTGCGGATTGTCCAATCCCATTGCATTATTACCATTGGAATCGGTAATTAACCGAGTTCCTTTACAAAGTCACCTCTGTAAAGTGGTAGCAAGGGCTCTAAGGAGTTTCCCGCAATTTAATGATGTTGCATTGTAGAAAGGTGCTACAATACTAGCCGATTATATAGTGCAATTGCACCCATACGTTTCACTGTTTTCCTAGAATGGTGTGTATGGAACCGTTCTAGCAGTCGACTGTTTCGCGCGTAGGCACTTGTTTTCACGCGACTAGTTGCATTAGACCACCACCCATTTCTTTTTATAATATAAGGTTAGATTTTTTTTTTGCCAGAACGCGTCATTATTTTATTAAACTATACAAACTAAAATTACCGATAAGAAAAACATCATACCATTTAAGAATTCCGCTTGCTTTTGTTTGTATATGAATGATATCTGGAAAAGTAAAAAAAAATAATGTCAAGCAAAATAGCACGAATATATCTAAAAAAACTCTAGATATTCAGCATAATTGTAAACTAACCGAATTCTCCAATCACCAAGAGAATATCAATAACATTAAAGATCAAATAAAACATCTGGAAGAAAAAATAAAGTCATACAAAGAGAAACAACATCAAGGATTTGAATTAAGCGATATTGATATAGAAAATATGTTACATTTCAGAGACCAAAGGGATAATTTATTGAAAGAACTTGATGTGTTGAATGAAAAAGACGAAGTTGAATATTTTGTCAATACCGCTCCAATTCTTTTTCAATACTATGATATTGTCGAAAAGGGCTCAGGTGATGATATTCAAAGTGTTGCGGTTGGGGAAAACAGTATCCTCAAGTTCTTCATGTCATCTGGAGAACAAACCGAAAAACCAAAAGAAAAGGATGAAACAATTGATACAAATAAAACTTCTGATAGAGCATCTCTTTTGGAGAAATATATGTGGTTAACAGATGACAATTACGTTAAACAAATAGAAACAGAAGTTAAAGAAAAATGTATACATTGTGGTGCATCAAACAGAAACATATTGTTAAATGAAGGCATGATTCATTGTAATAACTGTGACAGTATAGAATACATTTTGATAGATCATGACCGTCCTAGCTATAAAGATCCTCCAAAAGAAATCTCATATTTCTCGTATAAGCGTATCAATCACTTGAATGAATGGATCAGCCAAATTCAAGGTAAAGAAACTACTGACATTCCTGAAGAAGTTTACGACAAGATTCTATTAGAGATCAAAAAACAAAAGATCACCAATATGGCAGATCTTACATATAAGAAAATAAAAGAAATTTTGAAGAAACTCGATAATAACAAATACTACGAGCATATACCGCATATAATCAACAAACTCAATGGCTTACCTATCCCTCATTTTGAGCCTGAACTTGAAGAGAAACTGAGAGTTATGTTCAAGATGATCCAGCCATTGTTCCTAAAGTATGCACCTTCTAGTCGAAAGAACTTCTTGTCTTACAGTTATTGTTTACACAAGTTTATTCAGTTATTAGGACGTGATGAATATTTGCCTAATCTACCATTATTAAAAAGTAGGGATAAACTCCATCAACAAGACCAAATATGGAAGAAAATATGTGATGAACTTTCATGGCAGTTTATTGAGAGTCTTTGAGATCGTTTCCATCTTTTCTATTTTTAGGTTCAACATACTTAAGCCCAATGAACTTGAAAATATCTGCTTCATCTTTGAAGTCATGATCGACAAATTTTCCATCATGAGGTCCTTTGTGATATTTCAAACCATATTCACTTAATGAATACCCTTTTGACAATGCCCAATTCCTCATAGCAACGTTAAAAGTCCCACTTCCGGTGAAATAAAGAAGGGCAAATGGATATTCGTGTTCTGCCGTCAACATAAAGTCAACACGTCGATATGTTTTATGACGTTTGAGTTTTCCGACGGCCATACATTTTTTATTTCCTAAAGCAAATATATCTGTAAGATACCCATCAGTCTCCAATTTTGTTATAATTTTCTTAAATGTATCATCATCACACTTTGTAATAAGAACATCGATATCGCCACTTGTTGGTTCTACTCTTCTAAACGATCCTGATAAAGAAGCTTGTATTTCTGATCCAAATGTACGTATAACATTAAATATATATTCTTCATGCTTGAGCATTTCGGTACGTGGAATTCGCTTCTGAAAATCGATATAATATTTCAACCCTTTTTTCTGTACGTCATTCAACAATTCTTGTTTTTCTGAAAGCTCGTTAATGTTCTTTATTTGATGTTTAGTTATAAGCTCTCGTGCTTTTGTTGGACCGATACCATGGATTTTTGTCAAATCTTCAAAAATTTGCATGCTTGAATTGGAATCATATTCTTGTACTTGACGAAGTGCACCCGTTTCAAAGATTTCTTTTAATTTGTCTTGAATCTTTTGTCCTATTCCTTTTATATTTTTCAAATCATCTAATGATCTAATTGGGTCCTTAAATGTCTTCAATTGTTGTAACACAATGTTATATGCCCGCGCCTTAAATGGTTGTTTATTTGCTAACTCTTTTTTCCTGAGTTTTTCTAACGATTCCACAATGTATAATTTGTAATCATTCTTCTGCGTTTCATGTGTTTCGTGCGTTTCGTGCTGTGAAACTTTTGGTTTTCTTCCCCGTTTTACGACAACATGATCAGTAATATTATCAGGCTTTTCAACGATCATTTTTGGTTTTCTAGTTTTTACCTTGGGTATTGTACTCTGTGATTGTTCAGATGGTTTTGGCCATACACAATCTTCTTCTTTCATTTTATTTAAGTATATATCAAATTTTTGGATAAAAGTATCATGGAACATTGTCTTGACATTATTTTGTTGAATGCAACACAAATAAGTATTCGTGATCTGTGCAATTTATCATGTGTTTCAAAAACATCACATGAATCTGTATATCAGTTTTGGAAATACCGTAAAAACCTCCACATTAGAAAAAAATGTATTCCTAATGTTGATCTTCAACAAATGTTTTATGGAGGCAAATGTACTACATGTGGAATCTTCACAAAAATAAGATGTAGTTTATATATTGCAACACCATTTATATGTATTGCATGTGTGCTGCAAAAATGCATTAATATGGATACAGCTAAGAAAAAATGGCGCATCTCTGACACAGATATTTCAAAAATACTGGGTATTAAAATCGGCAACAAAGTTTATTTTGATAAGCTAACCGTTAAAAATATGGCTCATGACGCATTTGGCGGTCCAAAAGAATTGTTAATTGCAATAACAGGCAAAGCGCGATACACCAGAGAAAAACGGATTCAACAATTGTTACCATGTATTTCAAGGAATCGTGAATTCCAGAAAACAACCTTTGTTGAGTCATATTTATTGAATGGAAAGGGAGGTGTTAAAGGACTTCTCGTTTCTAAATGGAACGCATTTGTCAAATTAGTTGAATCATTGCCACATAATGACAGAAATCTTGTTACATATGATAGTGTATGGTTTAAATATTACATAGATGGTGAAGATGCATTAAATAATCAGATAGTTAAAAAACGATTACAAGAACAACGCGGACAGCAATGGTTATGGTTTGTTAAGACTATCAACAAGTGTTTATGGAAAAGACACGATGAAATTGAATATGTTGTTTATGGAGACATCCGTGTCTTTGAAAACATTCTTGAACGGCAACTGAAATATCATATGATTGAACAAAAGATAGTTAATTATGATCCACATATGGTGAAGTATATTACAACATATTGCAAAGACTTTTTATATCAACAAAATATTACAATTGATGATGCAATAAAATCTCTTAAAGAAAAATATTTTTTTCACACAAAAACAACTTACAAATATCTTTTAAATAGATACAAGAGATGCAAAGTACCGATACAGTACGATACTGATCACATAAAAAGAATGGCTGTGTCTTTATACATGCGTGAACATAACAATGACATACACGACATACCATCAAGCTTACATTATTTACATACCGCGGACGTGGGCAGCACTGCCAGCTGGCCAGTTGACCAAGGAACTGCCAATACCGAAGCCTG